GAACCCGTAGTAGCCGAGGCTTCCTGCCGAGTCCCAGTTGCTGCCCTGGGTGGCTTTGGCGGAGAGGTTCCAGTAGGCGCGCAGCACTTCGCCGTTCGCGACGGTGAGGCCTGCCCCGAAGCTCATGTCGGTCGGGTTGCCCGCACCGTCCTCGATGGGGTGAGGGTTCGCCGGCATGGCTGTCATGCCGTTCACTGTCACCGTCGACGTGTGCCGCCAGTCGTTGAGCCCGATGAGCTGCTCCTGCGCATGGGTAAGCAGCCACCCCGTCTGAAACTGGGGCAGGTCGTGCGCTGCGTCTCGGTGGTTGAACTGGTTGAGGTCGGTCTGCGTGTAGGACGCAAAGCGAGTGTTGAGGCTTGCAGCGTCGAGCGCATCGCCCGAAACAATGGGGCCGTCGGTGATTCGGGACATTAGCGCCACCTTCCGATTGCGAGGTAGCGCATGCCGTAGAGGTGCGCTTGGGCGACCGGCTCCCCGGCCGTTGTTGCTGACGGGTCATCCTGCGACGGTCCGCTGATGCGCCACTGAAAGCGGAGGGTGATGTCACCCTGCGGCACCAGACTCGACCCGATGACCCGGAAAGCCTCATGGCATCCGGGGCCTCGCTTCTCGGCAATGGTGACGCCGTTCGCAGTGATGCGGAGGTTGAGGTAGCGGGGCGTCTTCGGGTAGGGCTGGTTCAATCCCTTTGCCATGCTTCCGAAGATGTAGCCGTTGCCCGTCCACTCGACATGAAGGTGACCACCCTTGAAGCCGGTGAGCTGGATGCCGTTGCCTGCCGACACGTTCTGCCATCCGCCCGGGTAGACGCGGAAGGTCACAGAGTCCCACATGTTGCCGGCACCGATGTAGGTTTCAACAACGGTGTCCTGCTCTCCGCTGCCCGGCGGGTACTGTGTGTCGACGTAGCTGCGAAGGAGGGCGTAGTCTTTGACCCGGGCCTCGTCTGCGTAGTTGTCGGGGAGCTGGTCGCGGTCGAGGGTGGTGATGCTCGACTGCTGCGCGCGCAGCTCGTCGTTGACTGCGCTCGGTTCGAGGGTGCCCCCCGAGGTCGCCTGCCGTTGCGCCCAATGCTTCACGCTCGCCTCCCCATGACGACCTTGGTGCCCTTGGTGGTGAACTCGTATTCATGCCCGACCAGGATGACGTCTGACGTCGTCTCAATCTCGAAGCAGAACCAGGCCGCCGATTGATGGGCAACGCTGTAGCGGATGGGCACGAGCCGCGCCTTGGTGTAGCTGCCCGAGCCGAGCACGGCCGAGTCGAGGGCGGGCAGCGTCGAAGCGTCGGGCGGCTGCATGAGGTACGTGCGCTCGTCGACTGGCACAAGGTCGAAGTCTTTGAAGTGGCGCAGGGTGACCGAGACGTTGCCGGTCGTCATCACCCACACCGTCACGTAGCTCACCTGCTTCTGCAGCTGGGGGTCACCTGCCGACCACCAGGCCGACCGGTATACGCTCGTGGGCGGCCCTGCGTCAGTCATTACGTCATCGACCACACTGCTGCCGAGGGTGCGCTTGCCCGACATGACGAAGAGGCCGCGCTGCGAGTCGGTGCCGCCGGCCTCGGCTCCGGTGTGGTGCCCGAAGATGACGGTGCCGTCTGCCCGGGTAGCGATGGCTCCGACGGGGAAGCCCTGGCGGGTGCTCCATGGGCTGAGCCTGAGCGAGTCGATGAGGGCAAGGCGGTCGAGGTGAAGCACAAGGCCCCGGTTCGGTCGGTCGTTGCCCTGGGTGGGGATGTAGACCTGGTACTGCCGCTCGGAGGCCGAAAAGGTCGCCACCGCTCGGGGCAGGCAGTCGGGCGTCACCTGTTCGAGTAGCTCATCCTGCCCGACGGTGAGGTTGACCAAGTCGGTGATGGCGCCGCCTTCGAGCCCGCCGGTGAGACCGTACACGCCGTCGGTGGCAAGGAAGACGACGCCGAGACCGGGCACCGCTGCGATGGTGTGGGGGCTCAGGCAGGTCACTGAGTTGCTGATGGTGGTGACCTTGAAGCCCTCGGCGAAGCTGCCGGTGACGACATCAATGCCCCTCTCGCGGAAGACGAGGAGGTTGGTGTACGACCCGAAGAGGCCGGTGACTGCACCGCCCTCGCTGCTGAGCTGAATGAAGGAGGTAGCGGCGAATTGCTCGATGAGACCTGGCGCCGAGTAGTACAGACTGAGGCCGTCATCGATGCCCCCGTCGAGCCAAAGGCATCCACCGTAGAGGGCGCTGAAGCGAGCTCGGGGAGCCGGCAAAGGGCCGGTCGCGATGTCGGGCTTCGGAAGGGTGAGGTCTGCCGTCTTGATGGCGTCGAAGAACAGGTCCTCGGCATTGTTGCGGATGACGTCCACCAGGTAGAGGGTGGTGTCGCCCTGGTAGACATAGTCGTCGGAGTAGTTCTTTGTGCGGTACAGCTTGCGGGCAACGGTACCCGGCGGGCCGATGGGGAGGCGCACACCGACGGCATGCCGGAAGCCTTCGGCCTGCGCCGTCAGACCCCATGCAATCGTGCCGACTTCGGATGCCGGCCCCTCGCTGCCCGTGTCGGAGACGAAGCTGACGACGTAGTTGAAGAGGGCCTCCTTGTCGCCGTCTGCTGCCCCGCCTGCCGTGTTGGTGGCGAAGCCGAGCCCCCATCGCCCCCCGTCGGAGATTGAAAGCGGGTTGGACGGGCACCAGATGGTCAAGGCGCTGCCGAGGATGGTGGGGTCGAAGCTGCCGCCCGATGGGGCGGGCATGGGGTTGACCCGGAGTGCCTCGGGCGACGTCGGCAGGGTGGCAAAGCCGAAGGGCCGAACGCATCGGGTGATGGCTGCCGAGGACTCGGCGGCACTGCCGAGGGGCCACGGGTCGACGAGCACCGGGCGGTCGACGCCGTTGGTCACGATGACGCCGTAGGGCGTGTCCGTGAACCACGACCCGGCCTCGGTGGGCGTCGGGATGTGGCGGTCAGCCTGGAGGACTCGCAGCGAGGGCACACCCGCCGCGTCGTAGTAGTACTGCAGCTTGCCGTCGGCTTCGAAGAGCACAGCCTGCCGAGCTCCACCGGCGAGCTGCTGTGCAACGTGCAGGGCGTACACCGGACCGACCGAGCCGAACGGGTCGAAGTCGTTTTCGCCGGTGCGGTACTGCTCGTAGCCGACGCGAGACGACCAGCCGCCCGACACCCGGTCGAGGGTCCAGTTCTGGAGCCGCCCGGCATCCTGCGGGTTCTGAGGCAGTCGGGTAGCTACGCCACCTGCGAGCGGGGTTTGGTACTGCGACTGATTCATGGCGTGTACGTGAGGGGGCCGTAGGGATTGCGCACGAAGCGATAGCCGGCCGTCGGGGTGCCCTTGATGATTCGCCGGGGCACTTCCTTGAGGTAGCGCTGCTCCATGGCCTTGTAGAGGGTGTCCTTCTTCCGCATGTAGACTTGGCTGAGTGCCGGGTTGTCGACCTTGAGGGTGAGAGATTCAAGGGCGGCGTAGGCGACAATCTGCGCGTAGGCAGCCGGCACGAGGGGGACGTCCTGGTCCTCCTGCATGCGCGTCGGAGCGATGACCATGCGGGCATTGATGTCCTGGTCGGCACTCGGGTGCGGGTAGAGCTCTACGGATTGGTAGACGCCCGCCTGGTTGTAGAGGTAGCGCACCGCTTCAGACTGGAAGGCCTGCCCGCTCAGGTGAGAGAGGGCGAGGTTGGGCTTGAGCGTTACACCGCCCGTCGGGGCTACGGTGTCGACTCCGACCGCCAGGGCATCGACCGCGTCTGCATGCCGGATGCGCACCGGGGCGAGGATGTTGGCCTCGGGGCAAGTGAAGTAGTACCGCCGGTAGAGGCCGGTGTTGTTGGGTAGCACCTCGGGGGTCAGCTGAAGGGTCTGAGTGTCCGAGAGGTTGAAGGTGCCGACCTTCGAGAAGGCGCTCTCGAAGCCCGAGCTGACATCCCGGCGGTAGCTCGGGAAGTTCTGCGCATGGGGGCCGCGCACGTTGCACATGTAGAGGTTGATGGTGCGCACACCCTGCCCGACGCCTGCCACCGTTGCGATGCCTCGGGGGATTTGAGGGGCGGGCACCCGCTTGCCCTCGCTCGGGAGGTACGCCTCGATGGTGCCGAGCAGGTCGGGGTCGAGGTTGGCGTCTTCCCGTTCCCACTTGCTCAAGAAGAGCGCCTTCGCCGGAATCCCGACGTGGGGGTCTGAGACGTTCTGCACCGTCATGCAGTCCGAGGGCAGGTAGACCTCTCGCCGCTTGACCGTGGCAGTGTACGTGCCGGTCACACCCTCGAACGGGTTGCGCAGGTACAGCCGGGTCGTGAGCTCCACCCAGGCAACCCGGTGCCGGTGAGTGGTGCCTGCGCTGTCCTTGAAGACGAGCTCGGCCCCGGCGAGGTTGCTGCCCGGCCGGATGGGGTCGGGCGAGAGGGGCAGCGCAGCACCGGTGACCGTGGCACTGCCCGAAGTGAAGGTGAGGTCGAAGGTCGTGTCGGTGTAGACCTTGACCTTCCGGTCTCGGCTCGCGAAGGCCCAAGGCCGGTCAGTCAGCGACCTGGTCTGCGCATCGTTGAGCAGCGAGACGAGCTGCTCCCGATAGGTCGGGTTGCTCGGGTCGTAGTCGAGGAGGTTGCCGCAAAAGTCGAGCAGCTCACCGAGATTCATGCGTCACCTCGAAAAGACGGCCCCACCGGCGAGCGCTTCAACCGATGGGGCCGGGGCAGGTGACCCGAGAGGACAGTGGGCCGACCTGCCCTGGGGGGGCTCAGAAGCGCTTGAAGATGTGGATGGCGACCTTGTTGGCGGTCGTTGCACCCTTGGCTTCGAGGGCCACTGCGAAGAGGCCGGCGGTGTCGCTGGCTGCAGCAGTCTCGACCTCACCAGCGGCTGCGGAACCTGCCGAGAGGGCAGCGCCGGAGGCGATGGTGCCTGCGTTGCACTTGACGTCAGCGGCATAGCCGGAGACGACCACGCGCACCTGCTCACCTGCGCCAGCAGCAGCGTCGAGGGCGACACCGATGGCGAGAGCGTTGCCCGTTCCGACGTTGGCGGCCTGCTTCACGTAGAGCACGCGGTCGGAGCCGGTCTTGGTGTTGTCGAGGCCGACCACATCACCGGCGACGATTGCAGCGCTGGAGATGAACGTTTCGACCTGGCGGCGGTTCGAGGTCGTAGCCTCGGTGCCCGAGGGGCTGGTGATGCCGTCGCCGAGGAACTGAACGAGAGTAGAGGTAGCCATGGCTCAGGCCTCCGCATCGAGAAGGACACCGTGCGAGGCAAGGTGACCGGTGACAAGCTGCATGCGGCAGAAGACCATGGCGGCCTCGGTCGCAGTGCCGGGAACGGGCATCATGTCCGAGACCTCGAAGAAGCCGTCGGTGTCCGCGTAGAGCTGGAAGTTGCTGCTGCTCAGCACGTAGGCCGAGACGGGCTTGGCGGGGTTCTGCGCCGTGAAGCCGAGGTTCGGCTCGACGTAGATTTTGGCGCCACGCCACATGGCGACCATGTCGCGGTCGAGGCTGTCGCGGTCGGAGGCCGAGACGTAGTTCACGTAGCTCTGCTGCTTGTTCTGGAAGGCAGCGAAGCACTTCGGCGACATGAAAATCATGTCGGGGAACTCGCCGGAGGGGTTCCGAATCTGCGCATCGATCATGAGCTGGTCGAGGTGCGCGAGGTCGAAGTTGCCCGCCGAGTCGAAGAAGTTGTTGAACCAGTTCTGCGCCTGGTAGGTGGCCTTGCTCAGACCGCCGACGCTGTTCTGCTGGGAAGCAGCGGCGACGCCTTCGAGCCAACCCGTAGAGGCGGCAGTGGTCATGCCGTTCAGGGTCTGCAGCGTGGTGAGCTTGGAGCTGTTGCCCACCATCACCTGCTTCGAGACTTCCTTCTTCAGCCCGAGCATCACGTTCTTCATCTTGCTTTCCAAGATGTTGACGACTGCGAGGTCACCCTTGTTCGCTGCCTTCTCGACGGCGGACAGGATGATGGGCTGGGTGAAGTTGGAGTACTCGAACTTCGCCGTCTGGAACGGGTCGGTCACCGCCATCGACACGGGCTCGAAGCCGTTGCTGAGCTCGGTGATGCTGGAGTGCTCGCCGAAGATGACGGGCTGCTCCACGCGAAGACCGCCCGACACCTTGACGAGGTTGCCGGCCTGCTCGATGGCGCGGAAGAGGGGATGGCTGAGGAACGAGTTGTCAATCAGCTTGTCGCGCAGAAGCTGCAGCGTAGTGCTGATGACGCTTTGGGGTGCGGCCACGGAGGCCTCCATTGCGGTTGGATTGCTTGCGTTTCGAGGCGTGCTGCGGTCG